CGTAACACTACAGGCGTAAGCAACGTAGCAGTAGGCGCTGGCGCATTGGGCTTCAACACCACCGCCTCTAATAACACAGCAGTAGGTTATCAAGCAGGGTATAGTAATACTACAGCAGATGGAAATGTACTTATAGGTATTAGTGCAGGGTATGGTTTAACAACTGGCAATCTTAATACATTTGTCGGTGCATCATGTGGTGTTAGTATGAGTACAGGCACAAAAAACACCATCATTGGTCGTTACTCAGGCAACCAAGGTGGTCTAGACATCCGTACAGCAAGTAACTACATCGTCTTATCTGATGGTGATGGGAATCCGTATGCACACAATAATGGTGGTTCTACTTGGTCTTTTTCTGGCGCAGGAACTAATGCAACAATAGCCAATTTTACAAATAATAGCGCCTCTCTACCTTACGGGCTTTATGTTAATTTTAGTGCAACATCGCCAAATAATACTGCAAATTATTTTTTACAATGTGTTGATACTGGTGGGGAAAGATTGACTGTAAGGTCAAATGGTGGTATTGCCAATTACTCTGGTAACAATGTTAATTTATCTGACCGCATAGAAAAAACAAACTTTGCACCAGCCAAGTCATATCTAAACACAATTTGTTCTATTCCAGTACAGACATTTAACTACATTGACCAAAACCTTGAACAAGATGCTGGCTTGACATTAGGTGTAGTGGCTCAAGATGTTCAAGCAGTTGCTCCTGAGTTGGTAATGGAAAGTAATTGGGGAACTGAAGAAGAACCTAAGATGCGTTTATCAATCTACCAAACAGATTTGCAATACGCATTAATGAAAGCAATCCAAGAACTTAAAGCAGAAGTAGATTCACTTAAACAACAACTAGCATCTAAATAGGAGAATTAAAATGGAAAACATCGTAGAACAACCAACAGCAGAACAAATTGCCAAGCATTATAGTGCATCAATGGATTCAGTAAACCTGATTACCGCAGGCCAACCAGAAACAATGTCTGATGAAGATTGGGCTGATACTCTGAAACGCAACAAAGACCATCTTGAAATTATGATTGCCAAGACTTATTGGACAACAGAAAACTTAACCCCATTAAGGAATGCTGTCAAATAGTGGTATACTTTATTAAACTGGTTGTATTTTTAGTTTAATCCTGTTATACTTGTAGTATAAATAACTATGTTGTTTATTTTTAACAATTCTATTTTATGGAGAAATAAATGGAAATCAAACTGTCGTTAACGATTGAAGAAGTAAATGGTGTTTTACAAGCTCTAGGTAACATGGCTTATGCTCAAGTTGCCCCTTTGATTGACAAAGTTCGGTCACAGGCTGGTCCACAAGTTGAGGCTGCACAACAAGCTGAAGCTCCAGCGGAGACACCAGAAGAAAAAAAGTAAGTCCGCTTATGGCGGCCTTATTAAATAAAATACTATAGTGTTTTTCTTAAACCCTTCCTTGTGAAGGGTTTTTTTATGAGTTGGAACAAGGTATAAATACCTCTTATAATAGGAGATTATTATGCCATCCGTAACCAGTAGACAAGCGCTAATTGATTATTGCTTGAGGAGACTTGGGTTTCCCGTAATAGAAATCAATATAGACCAAGACCAAATAGATGACAGAATTGATGATGCCATTCAGTATTGGCAAGATTATCATTTTGATGGACTTCAAAAGATATATTACATCAAGACCATTACTCAAACTGAAATTACCAATAAGTATGTTAATTTAAGTAATGTCAGAGATGCATCCAACAATGCCTTAGATATTGTTGGTGTAACACGCATATTCCCAATCAATGATTCTCAGGCAACTATTAATATGTTTGACCTCAGATATCAATTACGACTTAATGAGTTGTACGACTTCACCTCCGCATCGTATGTCAATTATACCTTGACACAACAACACTTACGCTCACTAGAATTACTATTTACTGGAGAAGTTCCTATTCGTTTCCAGAGACATATGCAAAGGCTGTTTATTGATTGGGCATGGGGAACATCCGAAGCACCAGCAGGTGCCATTATGGTAATTGAATCTTATGCCAATATAGATGCTTCGGTATACAATAGGGTTTGGAATGATATGTGGGTAAAAAACTATGCCACAGCATTAATCAAGAGAAGTTGGGGAAATAACCTCAAGAAATTTAGTGGCTTACAATTACCAGGTGGTGTCACATTAAATGGTGATAAAATCTATGAAGAAGCAGTAGAAGAAATTAGAAATCTTGAATCACAAATGGAAACACAATACGGTGCTCCATTAGAATTTATGATGTTATAATACTATGCCTACATCCGTATACTTTAATAACTACAACTCCCGTGCAGAACAGAGCGTTATAGAAGATTTGATAGTTGAATCAATAAAGATAATGGGTTTTGATGCGTTCTATTTGCCCATTGAAAATCCAGAGGACCGAGATATTCTTTATGGTGAAGATCCTGTTAAGAAATTCAAAACAGCATTCCCATTAGAAATGTACCTATCATCTGACCCATTAGATTATGAAGGTCAGCAAGAGTTCTTTTCTAAGTTTGGTTTAGAAATTAAAGATGTGGTTAAAGTAATACTTTCAAAAAGGTCATTTTCACAAAGAGTACCACAAGATACTTTCAGTAGGCCTAGAGAAGGTGATTTAGTTTATGTTCCATTTTTAAATGGTACTGGTGAATTATATGAGATTACTTTTACAGAGCAAGCAAAAGATTTTCATATGTTAGGTAGACAACAACCATATTTCTATGAGCTTAGACTTGAGAAATTTAAGTATTCACAAGAAATTGTTGATACTGGTGTTGATGATATTGACCAAATTGTTAATGATTCTGGATATACAATTAAGTTAAATACTGGTGCCAATTCAGGTAATGTGACAAATTATTACATACATGAAATAGTATATCAGGCTGCCAACCAATTACAAGCCAATGCTACTGCTCTGGGAATAGTTCAATCTTGGTCATCAGGTGAATCAGAATTAATGGTAAGTAATATTGCTGGAGAATTTGTTAATGGTGCCGTATTAATTGGTGCTTCAAGTAATGCAAAATATGCGTTGGTATCTTATGACTCTCAATTAGACAATTCATTCAATGAGACTTATTCAAACAAATATATAGACACAGAGGCAGATTCAATTATAGATTTCTCTGAAAACAATCCTTTTGGTAGCATATAATGGCCTCCTCATATAACAGAATCATTCGTAAACTAGTTATTGGATTTGGTAATCTATTTGATAATATTACTTTGTATAGATTCAATCCAGATTTAACTGAAGCAGAACGAATGCTTGTTCCTATTGTGTATGCCACTAAAGAATTCTATGTAAGAAGATTAGAAGATGATCCAGATTTAAGTAAGAAGATACAGGTAGCACTACCTAGAATGTCTTTTGAAATGGCAGGTCTTACTTATGATTCTAGTAGAAAACAAAATACAAACTTTAAGCAATTTGCCAAGACACAAGATGGTGTTATATCACAATATAATCCAGTACCATATAACTTTGATTTTAATTTGTATATCTATGTGAGAAATGTAGAAGATGGTACACAGATTATTGAGCACATACTTCCTTATTTTACACCTGATTATACGATTAAGCTTAACTTAATTCCTGAGATGGGTATTGTTAGAGAAATACCAATTATATTAAATAATACATCAAGTGATATTATGTATGAAGGAGATAAAAATTCTGAAACTAGAATGATTATTTGGACATTAAACTTTACAGTTAAAGGTTTTATTTTTGGTAAGACTACTGAGGTTGGTTTAATTAGAAACTCAATTACAAATATATTAAGTACCATTCATACATCTGCTGTGGTTGCATTTAATATGGGTGAAGTAGGTGTTGGTACTTATCAGGTTGGAGAAACAGTATATCAAGGTTATTCTCCAACACAGGTTACGGCAACAGCCAAAGTTAGTTCATGGAATAATAATGTATTACATTTGACAGAAATTAATGGTAACTTTATATCTAACTTACCTATTATAGGATTTAAAACATTATCAAATTATTCGTTTGTATCATATCAATTGTCACCTAAAAATCTTGCACAAATTGTTTTGGTACCTAAACCAACTGATGCTAATGGTAATACACTATATACAACTACCACAACTATCAATGAAATTCCTGATATTAATACAACAGTAATTACTACAGATGCTGGATTTGCTGGAGATTTACAGGCCAATGTATTTGGTATAGACAATTTAGAAACAGAACTAGAAAACATAACAGATTTACAATAAGGGTATTTAAAAATGTCACGAACATTACAATTCAAAAGATTAGCTAATACACATTTAGGTCAAGTTATTGGAGCCAATGGTGAAATCATTGTAGATTATACTAATGATACATTGACTGTACATGATGGACAAACCCTTGGTGGTAGTAGATTAGCAACAGAAACTCATGTTACTAATTCAATAAGAGCTAACTCATCATTTCTTGTTGCCAATAATTTCTTTCTTAGAGTTTCACCAACAACTGGTTTTCTCCAAATAAGAAGTGGTTTAATTTATTCAAATAGTTCTTCATATATTGGTAGGTCACAACTAGATACTTTGGCCGAAACTAATTTTAATATGGTTATACAAACAAATTCATTTACAGACCATACTGGAATAAAATTAGAAGAGCGTGGTAGTTTAATTGCATACGCAAATGAT